CAGGCTGGCCTCTCAGGTACTTGCCATCGCCGACGCAAACGTGCGAAGCAATGGCAAAACCGATGACGTTCCCGTTGGTGGCTTCGATCACCGTGCCGTTAGTGTCCAGCATCACGGCAGCGCCGAATGGGATGTCAGCGCCAGCAGGAAAGGTCTCGATGGCGGTGGGGCTATATCCATGCTGGATCATGCCGGGACTGGATTTGGGAATGTTGTACATTTCAGACCTTCAGGAAAGAGAAAGCAGTGGTTGCGGTTTGATGCACGGCCTTGGGCTCTGCGACCTTTGCCGGCTCGGCCCGGACGGTTTTCACCACGTCGAACGCGGCACGGACGTACTCGTCGCTCTTGCCATCCAGTTTAACACTGGGCTGGGCGTGCGCGAGCACGGCTTTCATCGTTGCGATGGCGTTGCCAGCCGGCTTCACGCCGAATTGCTTGGCGACATCGGCGGCAGCATACTCTTCTGCCACGTCGGCGCGCACAGCTTTCTCGATCTCGGCGCGGATCTCAGCAAGCTTCTCGCCGGTGATTTCAGTGACCTTCGGTTCGGCCTTCAGACGTTCGACCTCGGCCTGCAGTGCATCGCAGCGGGCTTGCAGCTGATCGGCGGTCTGTGCTTCGGTCTGGGTTTTCACACCATCCATTCTGGGAAACTCCTTAGTGGTGAACTTCGCGTTTCCGGCCCGTCCACGTTCAACAATCGACAGATGGTTGCAGCGGATGTTGCGCTGAACGGCGTCATACGGCAGACCCTCCGGCGTCTTTCCTGCAACCTGCTCAGTGTCAACAGTATACCCTACGGACAACTCCGCTTTCAAGCCTTTCTCGATCATCTCCACCGCCCGCTTATCGTGAACCACGACCCGTGCCCGCAGATTCTGCCCATCGCGCCACGGCTCGCCGAGGATGGCGCCGACAACGACACGGCCCACATTGGCCGAATTGACCATGAATGACGGGTGATCAATCGTCAGCGGCTTGCCGACGAAGGACGCGATGGACTTGGCGTCGAACACTTCGCTGGCAGGCCGGTACTCGCGCACGGTTTTGCCGCCACGCTCGTACAGCTGGATGCCGGTACGGGCGATCACTGGGGTATCTATGATGTACCCTTCACGGGTCTTTCCGATCTTCATTCAGTCTCTACCGGGTTCAGGTTGCGCGGGAAGATGGGCTCCGCGTGGCAGCGGCACCGAATCTCCCAGCCGGGGTGCGTTGCTCCATTGTAGCTGAACGTCTCGCCATCGCGCGCCCGATGCGTGTCGCGCACACGGTCGTCGCGCTCACTGATCCAACGATACGTGATTGATCCGAGGGACTGGAACCGCGCACGGTTCAATACCTCGACGCCCTTGTTGAACTGGTCATCCGCGATCAGCTGCGCCCGGTTATGCGACATGCCGAGAACGCGAACGAGTCCAGACTGGATAGCCTCTGGCTGCCCGGCGTACTGGGTCAGAATCTGGGTTGCACGCTGTGCGTGCCGGTCAGACAGAGAACCGATCAGCCGGACTTGCTCTGCGATCCAGCGGTCACGCTCGGTCATCAGCCAGCGCTCGACGCGCACCCGCTGGCCGGGCGACAGCGCCTTGAAGTCGGCCGATGGCGGCAGGTCGACACCAGTTTTGGACTTCACCAGCATCCGGAACTGCCTGTCCTGAAAGCGCGACAGGTAGATATGGAACCATTCCAGCTTGCCTCGCACGGCGGCGAGGGCATCAAGGTCAATGAACGGCCACTCCGCCGTGACCGTCTTTTTCAACGCCCGTGCGTAGTCGACGGCCGACGGCCATTCGACATACTTTTTACCCTGCTCACGCCGAGACATTGAACCCCTCCGCTCCCAGCAAGGTCCGGGCCTGCTCATTGTCCAGCACACCATGCGAAAGCAGCCGGTCCAGCGCCGACGCGATCCGCTCAAGACGCTGCGCCCGTTCGGACTGACTCTCTCGGGTCAGATCCTCGAACTCAGGTTTTTCACCGGACAGAAACTCCAGCACGGTGGCGGCCTGCGTCTCTTGATACTGCCTGATCTGGGCGCGCCACTGCTGACTCTCGCCAGAATTGGATCCGATCCCACTGGACACGGCGTCGCCAAACAGGATGCGGGCAGGGATGCCGGATGCGGCGCATACGGTCTCACGGGCAGCCTCGATGGTCGACTGAGCGGCCGACATCTGCGCCGTCTGGATGTTGTAATCCTCGGCCGCGTCGATCACTACGGTATTGCGCACGCCACGGGCGGCGTCGACCAGCGCGATCCGCTGCTCGATCAGCTGGCGCCCGTTCGGCGTTTGCAGGAAGCGGGACAGATCCGGGATCTTGTGCACGGGCTGCTGGGAGCGCTCCAACCCAGCCACGGCCATGTCAACCGCTTTCAGGTAGCGCTTCACGGCAGCTTTAATGCCGTCTCGATCCATGAGACCCTTCAACACAATAAACTGATCCTGTCCGTAGACAGTGCCATCCACGATGACCTCGACGGGATCCCCTTTGTGCTCGCCCACGGTGGCCGACCGGGCAACAGAACAAGTCGAGCGCGACAACACGCGGCCAGACTGCAGGATGATGGCTTCCCCATCGCGCTCGGCACGGGACAGTGCCCGAGCCGCAGCCCGGGACATCTTGGCGGCCTGCTGGTGCTTGGTGCGCCAGCCGCTCACTGCCGCCCACGGCAGGATGCTCCAGATCCGGGACAGCCCTTCACTGCGGGCGCGCCATTCGAGCGGCTGCAGCCCGGTGCCCGTGAAGAGGTCTTCATAGGCGCCGTCTTTGGTAATGGTGTCAGTCACAGTAGCCCCGCTAGATTGAATGCGGCCGTCTCCGTCAGGCGATTGAGGGCACGCGAGATAGCGTCAATTGTATCATCGTGCTTGCCAACAGGGGCGGCCGCAAACTCATCCAGCACTGGGCGGGCCATCTCCGGCGAGCATGCCACGTGGAACCGACCGTCCTGCACGATCGAGGATAGCGGCCGCGCCCGGGCCATTTTGTCCCCGGTCTCCCTCGACGTGTGCACAGCGTACCCTGTCAGCGCGATCATATACTGATCAGCCGCACGCTTCCCGGCCGCGCCCGGGTCGATCGGCAGGGACTGCTCGACAAGCGGGCCATCCTCGGCGGCCACGCGCTTGATCGTGGCGTCCACCTTGGCGCTGCCCCACTGACCCCGTACCACGTCCAGCAGGTAGACGCGACCGGTATCGTCATGGATGCCGACCAGCGCCCCGACAGTGTAATCACCCGCCCCTTCCGTGGCAGCCAAGTCCCAGCCACGGCAGAGCCGCAGCTGCGGCAGGATCGAGCCCTCCGGCACCATCACGATGGTGGTCGGGTCCAGATAGCCGCCAGAGCGTGGCGCTGGCTGCTGCTGCAGTTGGGATGCCGAGCCGTAGGGGCCGAGCCGGCGCTCAAGCGCCGCCACAGCATCAGCGTTGAACCGCTCGGGGAAGAATAGCTCCCCGTCCGGCCCGCCGGTCCGGGGGTCCGTGAATCGCGCCGTGTTGTTGACGAACTTCGGGTCCCATCTCATCGGGATGATGAGTTTTTCATAGGCCGGATCGGACAGGGCGATGGCCGCCGGGTCCGATTCATGGATGCGCTGCATGATCATGACGATGGCGGACCGATCGTCGTTCACGCGGCTCGGCACGGTCTCATTGAAGATGCGGCCCGCTTCCTCGATGGCGGCGCGCGAGAAAGCGTCCTCGACGGTCATCGGGTCATCAATGATCACGCGGTCGCCGCGTTCGCCGGTCATATTCCGGAAGGCCATGCACACGCGCTGGCCGTGGGCAGTGGTCTCGAAGTTGATCTTCGAGTTCTGGTCCTTCGCCAGTTCGACGTTCGGAAACAGGCTCCGGTACTCCGGGCTCTGCACCAGCCGGCGCATTTTCCGGGCATCCCGGGCGCTCAGGCTGGTATTGTGGGCCACGCCAATGAACTTCAGGCTGGGCCGGCCACACGCCCACTCCCACGCCGGCCACATCACGGAGACCAGCAAGGACTTCATGCTGCCGGGCGGCACGTTGATCACCAGCCGCGTAATCTCGCCACGGCTGACAGCCTCCAGATGCGCGCACATCGCGTCGAGCGCCCAGCCCCACGCGATCGGGCGCTGGTTCTCCAGCACGGGCCAGAATACCCCGACGAAGTTTTTCAGGCTGCGCGTGGCGTACTCGCGCAGCAGCTGGGTTGCAAGCACATCGGGCTTCATAGCACAGGCGCCCGGCCGATGGCGGCCAAGGCCGCCTTGATCTGGTCACTCTCGGTGCCCGACAGGTCAACGGACTCCTGCTTCGCAGTAGCGGCGCCAGTCACATCCAGCAGACGCCCCAGGGCCTGCAGGCGCACGGACTCGGACTCGGCCCCAAGTGCCAGTTGATACAGGCCCTGCATGGCCCGTGCACGCACAGCGGCCATGTTGGCCTCCGTGATCTCCAGCTGCCGCAGCGACAACTCATTTTGCACGTCGTCACGTTCCAACAGGATCTCGGCAACCTGAGCCTCGCGCCCCTTCCACACGCCGAGCCGGCGCAACGCCTTGCGGCCGTTGTAGTCGATCAGGTATGACGAGATGAACTCATCCAACGTCACGGACTGGAAGATGTCGGGCCACGGGTGCTCACGCAGCGCTACTTCATTGATAGGCGGGAGACGGGTTTTCATCGCTGATCAGGGGGTCTATACCGTGCGCAAATTCTACCATCACGGCAGTGGGGTTCAGGCCAAAAACCACCATCTAGAGCCAGATGCGAACCGTTCTCAAGTTGTAACAAAGTGTATGCTTACAATTTGTTACGAATATAGTTGTAACAGGATTTGCGTCTAAGTCATTGATTCTGAACGATTTAATTTTTGTTTCGTTACATTTTACATGGGTTTTAGTCTATGGAAAGTACCTTTTTAGATAGGGTCTTAGCTATAGAGTATGTGTGAAATTCTGTCAAATACGAATGAGAATCAAACCGGTAGCTGTCGCTGGTGCAGTATCTGGAAGGCTGGTCGGCGCCCGGCTGGCGCCCGGCTAGGTCTTGGCTCGGCCCCTGTGATTGCCCCTGTGATCGCCATCTACGTGACAGTGCTGCAGCCCGCCGCTCGTCGGCATGACAGACGGCGTGCACGCCGGGGGTTGACGGGCTGGTGTGATTGGCGTATAGTTCACTCCATCGACAGCGAGGCAGCCAAACCGGGCTGCCGGGCTGGCGGTAAGGTTCAGCCCCTGAATACGGAACGATTGGCGCTTGCGAGTCAGGCGATTTTGGACAGAAAGGGAATATCGGGGCTGGTGTACGGAATTGGGTGGCCGGTCAAAACCCGCGCAAGCGGATAATCCCGGCAAGATGATCAGAAACGTGGCGGTCGGAATAACCCTTGGATGCCTTGGCTCCATGCTCTAAATCCGCCAAAGCAGCACCAGTAATACCAGCAGTACCAGCAGTATCCCCAGACAGCAGACGTTGGCGCGTCTGTTGGCTGCTACAGCCGGCTCCGGCCGGACGGCTGAAGCAGCCTAACGGGGCGGGTTGACTCCGTAAAACCCCCGGACAGATGAGCGGCACACTGAGCCATCGAGCACGCCAATGCTCGATGTGACGTGAAAAGGGCTGCGGCCGGGGGTTTCCCGTTTATCCGCTCGATGAGCGGATGATTGCAGTCAGAACAGATTTCGCGTATCATGCACGCATCTCAAACAGCTTCTGCGCCTAAACCATGAAACTCTCTCAACTGATCAAGCACTGGGGGGTAGCACGTAACCCAGCAAACGGCGATAAGCGCCCGTGGGGTATCAGCCCTGTCACCGGAGATTGGATCCCACTGTCCACGACCAACCCACGCGGCTGGATGTCGGCTTCCGACGCTTGGAAAGCTGCCAAGCGGCTTGGCAAGGATGCACGCATCGGCGCCCTGCTCACGCCCGGCTGCGGCGTGACCGTGGTCGATATGGACGAAGACTTTGCAGGCGATCAGATGTCGATGGTCGAATGGATGGATTCCTACGCGGAAACGTCGTCCAGCGGCCGCGGCACGCACATCTTCGTGCAGGCCAATCTGGCCGGCGGTGTGCGCGACGCAAAGCAAGACATCGAGGTCTACGGCCAAGAGCGGTTCATCATCGTGACCGGCAACACGATCAACGGCTGGGACTCGGTGGAGCCGCGCCAAGCCAAGGTGGACCGTCTGGTGGCCCGTCTGGGCGGCCTGAAGGCGACCACAAAGCCCGTGGCCGCAACGAAGGCTGATGCGGCCAGCGATGAAGCCTGCCGCGAAGCCCTGAAGCGCGTGTGGAAGCAGGATAAGGTCCGGGCGCTCTGGAAGGGCGATTGGCAGGCGATGGGCTACCCGTCGCAATCCGAAGCCGATATGGCTCTGATCGAGGCACTGTGCTGGGCCACGGCTGATGACGCTGTGGTCGCAACCACGTTCCGCAAGAGCGGGCTGGGCCAGCGCCAGAAAGCCCAGACCAACTATGTCGAGCGCTCGATCGCCAGCCTGCGGAAGCGCCGCGAGATCGGCAGCGAGTACACCGAGATGGCGCAAGCCATCGCGGGCTCGGCCTACTCCGAGACCCCGGCCGCCAAGGCTGCAGACCGGGCGCAGGCCGTTGAGCGGAAGGTAGCCGATATCGACCCCCGCGACGCCATGATCCAACGTCTGCTGGATCAGGTAACTGCCCTCACGGCGCAGGTGGCCGAACTGACGCGCCAGCTGGCTGAGGCTCGCATGCCGAAGCCTGAGCC